GCCGTACGGCAGGTCGCGGTTCACTTGGCGTAGCCAGTACGCGGCGCGACTGTTTGAGGTGATGTAGGCGGCTTGGCGGATGGTGATCACTGGTCTTGTCTCCGTTGCTGGTGCACTTTCTTAGCGTGCGATATTTTGCATGTAAACCCCTAAATGAAAATAATTGCAACACCATGCCACACGCCACGTTTGCCACATTTAGCTACGTGTGACACCGCGTGGCAGGGTGGGTACGTGCCACGCGAGGCCACGCACACTGGGTTCCCCTTTATGGGGGCCCCGTGGCGTGCCGCGTTGCACCCCAGCCGTGGCGTGTGGCGTTACACCGATCACCTCGCTGCACACGAGGTCGTGTGGCACTCGTGTTGCACCCCTGATCTGGTATGTGCTATAGGGTTTAGTGTAAACACCATAGGGGATGACGTATGCGCAGCGGAGTGAGATCGGCCAGAGGCAACAGGCCGTCGGAGGAGTGGACGTTCGTCGCGTCGGTGTCGGACGAGACCGGCAAGTGGAGCCTGCACTCGAAACCGCAAAAGGATCCGGCGTGGGTGTATGTCAAGGTCTGGGGGCATGGCTGGCGCAAGGGCAAGGCGAACTATTGGCTGTCGTGGTCGGGCAGTCGGTTTGCGGCGGTGGGCGACTTCGTCCGGTTGATCGAGGAGCGTCCCGAGCTGCTGGATTTGGTGCGCGACGCGATGGTGGAGTACGAGGCGGCGGCGCTGTTTTAGCACGCACTTGCCAGCACCGGGGTGGTGGTGCTATACACCGTCGAACTGGTAGTCCTGCCACGACAGCGGAGCATGCAGATGGCCCACAGGGCAACGAAGCGAACCCCAGCAGTTGAGCAACGCATCATCGACGGCCTGCGCGGTGGCACAGGCCTGCGCACGTTGTGCCGCGAGGAGGGGATGCCGGGCTGGCGGACGGTGTACGACTGGTTGGCGGCCGACCCAGACTTCGCCGCAGCGGTCGCGCTCGCGCGCGAAGTAGGCACTGACGCCATCGCGGAGCAGGCCCTCGACCTGATTGACGGAGACCCGCCGCGCGTTGAGGGGCGCATCGATCCGGGCCACGTGCAGTGGCGTCGCGCGCAGGTGGACACCCGCCTCAAGCTGCTCGCCTGCTGGAACCCAAAAAAGTACGGCACCAAGCAGACCGTCGAGGTCGGCAACAAGGACGGCGAGGCCTTCAAGACCGAGAGCAACCCCGCCGAGGTCGCCGCCAATGTCGCAGCCCAGCTGCGTGCCGGGAAGCGCGACGCATGACGTGGCAGGGCATCGCCGCCACCCTAGCGCTGTCGCTCGCGCTGTGGGCGGCCCTACTGGCGCTGGTGCGCTGGCTTGCTTCGTGACATGGATGTTGACGCGCTCGCAGCGCAGGTGGCCAAACTGCCCCCCGAGCAACTGGCCTATGTGGACTGGCAGCGGCGCTGGTGCGAGACTGCGCGGCCGTCACAGATACCGCCAGAGGGCGGTTGGAGCGAGTGCGGTTATCTCGCCGGGCGCGGCTTCGGTAAGACGCGCGTCGGCGCAGAGTGGCTCGCACGGGCGACGTACGAAGACCCGTCGGGCCACCCGGCGTATGTCATCTGCCCGACACTGGGCGACGTCAAGCGCGTGGCCTTTTACGGCGAGAGCGGCCTGATGTCTGTGATCCCACCCGACCTGATTGTGGCCGACAACAAGTCGGACCTGACGATCACCATGCGGAACTGCGCGGGCGGGACCGCGTTGATCCAAGGCTTCAGCGCCGAGAACCCGGAGCGCCTGCGCGGGCCACAGGCTGCGCGTGCGTGGTGTGACGAGCTGGCGGCGTGGCAATACGACGAGGAGACGTGGGACATGATGATGTTCGGCATGCGTCTCGGCGAGAACCCACAGGTGCTGTGGACCACCACGCCCAAGCCCAAGGATATCATCCGCAAGCTGAGCACGGCGCAGCCGGGCCGCGTCATCGTGCGCGGATCCACGTTTGACAACAAGGCCAACTTGCCGACCAGCTTTTTCAAGCAGCTTGAGCAGTACGAGGGCACCACTATCGGGCGACAGGAGCTGCACGGCGAGCTGATCGACCCGGAGGAGGCGGGCATCATCCGCCGCAGCTGGATGCGGCTGTGGCCCGCCAAGAAACCCTTACCCGTGCTGGACTACATCGTGCTCAGCCTCGACACCGCCTTCACCGAAGCGACGTACGACCGGCAGAACGGCGCGGACAGCACGGCCTGCGTCGTGCTGGGCGTCTTCAGCGCGCTTGACCGCGAGAAGAACCGCACCACGAACATCATGCTCCTCGACTGCTGGGCCGACCAGATGGGCATGCCAGATCTGATCAAGCGCACGAAGAAGGAACTGAACGTGGCCTACGGCGACGATCAGGACACGGCCCTGATCAAGCCCATGTTCGGTGGATCGAAGCCCATCACCTCGGGGCGCAAGCCAGACCTGTGCCTGATCGAGGACAAGGGCAGCGGCATCAGCCTGCGCCAGATGCTTGAGCGCGAGGGCATCGAGGCCTACGCCTACAACCCCGGCCGGGCCGACAAGCTGGCACGCCTGCACATGGTGTCACACGTGTTCGCCCGCCGCCGCGTGTGGCTGCCGGAGAGCGACAAGTACCCCGGCCGCCCCCGTACGTGGGTTGAGCCGCTGCTGGCCCAGCTCTGCGCCTTCACCGGCACCGGATCGATCAAGCACGACGATTTTGTTGACGCGACGACGCAGTGCGTCCGCCTCCTGTTGGACAAGGGGCTGATCAGCATGGTCAAGGCCGACAAGGCCAACAAGGCCGACCTCAGCGTGCCGCCGCGAAAGCCCGCCGCCAACCCATACGCCGCATAGGACTAGAGCATGGACGAAGACGAGCACGACGAGCACGACGAGTACGGCGAGATGGTCGAGTTGCCCGAGGACGACGTCGAGGACACCGAGGACGGCGGTGCCATCGTGCGGCTGGAGGCCGAGGAGGCCGAGCGCAGCGAGGACTTCCTTGAGAACCTCGCCGACGTGCTGCCGGATCGCGAACTTAGCGTTCTGGCGTCCAGCCTGATCGAGCTTATCGGGCGCGACAAGGAGGCGCGCAAGAAGCGCGACGAGCAGTACGAGGAGGGCCTGCGCCGCACCGGCCTCGGCGACGACGCGCCCGGCGGCGCGCAGTTCCAAGGCGCGTCGCGCGTCGTGCACCCCATGATGGTCACGGCCACCGTGGACTTTGCGTCGCGCGCGATGAAGGAGTTGTTCCCACCCACGGGCCCGGCGAAGGACTTCATTGTCGGCGAGGTGACGCCCGGCAAGGCCAAGAAGGCCAAGCGTAAGACGGACATGATGAACTGGCAGCTCACGGTCCAGTGCCCCGAGGCACGTTCCGAGATCGAGCAGATGCTGACGCAAGTCCCGCTGGGCGGGGCGCAATACCTCAAGCTGTCGTGGGACAACACCCGCAACCGGCCCGGCTTCCTGTTCGTTGCCATCGACGACATGCTCCTGCCCTACGCCGCCACCAATTTCTACACGGCGCAGCGCAAGACGCACGTGCAGTACATCACGCAGGTGGACTACGAGCAGCGCGTCAAGGCCAAGATGTACTGCGACGTGGACGTCGGTGCCTCAGCGATGGAGCCCGACCCGAACATCGTCCAGAAGGCCAACGACAAAATCGAGGGGCGCGACGCCACCAGCTACAACGAAGACGGCCTGCGCACCGTGTACGAGACGCACGCCATGCTGCGCATCGAGGGCGACACCGAGGCCGAGGGCGAGCTGGCCCCGTACATCGTCACCATCGACAAGACGAGCAGCAAGGTGCTCGCGATTTATCGCAACTGGGATGAGCTAGACGAGAGCCGCGAGGAGCTGGTCTGGTTCATCGAGTTCCCATTCGTCCCGTGGCGCGGCGCGTATCCCATCGGTTTGCCGCACATGATCGGCGGTCTGAGCGCGGCCGCCACCGGCGCGCTGCGCGCCCTGCTGGACAGCGCGCACATCAACAACGTGCCGACGATGCTCAAGCTCAAGGGTGGATCTCGCGGCGGGCAGTCTCTCAACATCCAACCGACGCAGGTCGAGGAGATCGAGGGCGGCCTGAACGTCGATGACGTGCGCAAGCTGGCCATGCCGCTGCCGTTCAATCCACCCTCGCCGGTGCTGTATCAACTGCTGGGGTTCTTGGTGGACGCCGGGCAGAACGTTGTACGCACCACCCTCGACAACATCAGCGACGGCAACCCCAACGTGCCGGTCGGCACCACGCTCGCCAACCTTGAGCAGGGCATGGTTGTGTTCAGCGCGATCCACGCGCGCCTGCACGACGCGATGGCGCGCGTGCTCAAGGTGCTGCACCGCCTCAACGGCATGTACCTCGACGACGAGGAGACGCAGGAAGAGGCGGGCGAGGACATCGCCAAGCGGGCTGATTTTGAGGGGCCGATGGACGTCGTGCCCGTCAGCGACCCGAACATCTTCAGCGAGGCGCAGCGTTTTGCGCAGGTGCAGGCCGTGGCGCAGCGCGCGCAGCTGCTGCCGCAGCTCTACAACCAGCGCAAGATCGAGGAGCGCATCCTCGCCACGCTCAAGATACCCAACCCGGACGAGCTGCTCAACCCGGCGCAGGAGCCGCAGGAACTGAACGCGGTGGCGGAGAACGTGGCGGCCAGCATGGGCAAGCCGGTGACTGCGTTCCCGGAGCAGGACCACATCGCGCACCTCAAGACGCACCTCGCGTTTATGCGGAGCCCGGCCTTCGGCATGAACCCGCTCATCGCCCCGGCATTCCTGCCGGTGATTTTGAAACACATCACGGAGCACATCACCCTCTGGTACGCGAGCAGCGTACTGGATGTGGCCAGTAAGGCTGCGGGC